CACTAGCTGCACTGGCTGTTACACCTGCTTCACTTGCTGCTGCATTAGTCTCTGACGTACTAGCACTGGTTGCTGAAGTGGAAGCTTCCGAGGCACTAGTAGATGCTGCTGTTGCAGATGCTGCTGCGTTGACAGCCTGTTGTGTTACTTCTGTTATAGTAGCATCAGTGGTAGAGTCTCCTGTACCACCTGTGCCTCGATAGATTCCTGACATACTGATTCCTTATTTATTTAGAAATAGCCTTAAGCTTATTTGTTAAGACGCCTACGGAATGATTCTAACTGCTCTCTCTTAGTTTGAAACTTCTTAGCAGGAAGTACGCCCTTGATGCGAGGAACTTTAGAATAATCTTCTTTTGCGCTGAATGTATACCTAGGAGAAGTGTTATCTGAAGGTAAAGCACTCTTAATGATCTTAGCGTGAGGAGCACCTGAAGTTCTAACTCGATTCTTATTCACTGGTCGTGAAGTAGGGCCAGTAGATGTAGTAGCTGCAGAACGAGCAGAAGGATGTCCCCCTGTCTTTGTAGGACGAGGAATACCTTTAGATATGATGCGTGTTCCAGTTGTACGATTAGGATTTACTTTACTTCGTACAGTACCACCAGTACCTGTTTTAACTACAGAACCTTTAACAGTTTTACCTGCTTTATTCGTAGTAGATTTACTTCTAACAGCATTACCTTTAGGGTTAGCAGTTAGTTGATTTAATTTGTATTGTAACTTACCAATAGTTTGAACAGATTTACCAGCTTTCTTTGCTTCAGCAATCTGAGAATTTAATTCTTTCTTCTGTTTAAATGTAGACATAATCTTTCCTTAAGTAAAAGAAAAGGGAACTCCCTAGAAGTCTAAGTAGTTCCCTTTGTAGAAGGCTAAATCAATAGCCTATGCATTTACGCAGGAAGCGCAATGGCGACAGCAGAAGTATCACGTAGTACACCAGTACCGTAGATAGTATCGCTGGTGAACAAGTCAGCTAAGAACTCTTGCTTGTACTGAGTCTGTGAACGAACAGCCATCTGCTCTGCAAACACAAACGCATCCTTATGCATCAACATACCAACTTTGGCAGTACCGTCAACTGGACAGTTGTTGCTGATGTAAATGTCTACGCCGTACAAGTTACCAATTTTACCGTTAACAACAGTTTGACCACCAACAAAATCAGAAGAGGTATAACGATCAATACCCATGATAGAGTTACGAGCAGAAGGAGGAAGGATCAAAGAACGACCATCCATAGGTACATCTGCATCATCTAACTTCTGAATCAAGTTACGGAAACCAGCATCAGTAAAGGCTAAAGCACCAGTACCAGCATAGTCAGAAAGAACACCAGTAGCACTCATCTTCTGAGCCTTAGCCCAAGTAGTACCGTTACCACCGTTAGCAGACTTACCTAACAAGAAGATATCGTCTTCAACTTTCTTAGCCAAAGAATAACCAGCATCGCCAGTATAGAACTTACGCATAGAAGCTTGAGCTTGAATGTCAGTAATATCTTCGATCATACGTGAGTATTCAAAGTGCTTGTCGATAAGGATAGCCAATTGACTAGCAGTATCGTTTTGGATTGTTACTGCTGTACCAGAAACTTTGGCAGTAGCAGAGCCACGGTTAGGCTTAGGGATGAAAATAGTATCACCCTTCTTACCTGACATAGGCATTTTGTTCACTAGGTTTGCAACAACCAATTCCTTCTTATAAGCAGCGATGATTTCATCACTCCAAATCTCAGGGATAAAGTTAGCAGAAGTAGTGTTGTTTGTTACGCCGCCTTGTGCGGGATATACTGAAGTAGCCATTATAATAATTTCCTAATATAAAATAGATTAACGAACTCTACCTTCTGCATACGCTTTCATTATAACGTCATTGTTAGCAAGGTAGCGATCGGGTTCGTACTGCATCATGTGTAATAGTTCTGATCGCTTTAGGAACTTCTTAGTAGTCTCACCAGAGCCTCGTGCTGAACCATTACTTCCACTCTTAAGAGAACGCTTACGATCTCCTTCGGTAGCAGCCTTAGCTCCTGCAACTAACTCCTGTTGTTCTTTCCAAGTTGTAAACAAATCGTCAGCAGCGTCAAAGTCAAACTCTGCATCTGCCCGTTGTAACTTCTTAGTCCGAGCCTGAGACTTACCAACCCACTCTTGGAATCCACTATCATTCACTATATCCATCGCATCTGGATGGGTTGCAAAGATCCTGTCTCGTGTTTCCATCTTAGCTAACTTCTCAGTAGCTTCTTTAGCTGCTTTCAAAGCTGGATGGTTTTCTAATTTCTTATCAAGGGTTGCGTTAGGATTCTCTAAGAAATCCAGATCACTTACCTCTTCCTGTACCGATTCTTTAGCGGCTGATTTATTTACTATAAATTCATCTACCAGCTTTCTCAACTCACCTACTTCATTGCCCTGTCGACCTGCCATCTTTTCGGCTTCTTGGTGCATTCGGACTAATTCAGCAGCAGACTTGCCCCGATACTTATCAGGTACCTCTTCCTCTTGATCAGTTTGCTCTTCTTCTGGAGAGGCTGCTTCAAGTGATTCCGTTAAGGATTGATATTCTTCATCGTCTGCTAGTTGAGGTTCTTGGTTGCCATCTAAAAATTGTGCCATGTTTGCTCCGTACTATCTAGTATTATGGAATTTATATAAATGAGGTTACTTCCGAAAAGAAGTCTCAAGATTTACTACGTTCTGTCTGCAGCTGTTTTTGGCGTTGCTTAGACCATTTGATTGTAGCCCCTGCAAAGTCTCCTGAGAGGGGATCTAACTTACTCATGGGTGCAGCTAGTTGTCGCTGAGACAGTTCGTTACATATAGAGCATACACTTTCCCGATCATCGGAGCGTACATACTTCTCTTCTATGTAACTACATCCACTACATTTGAAATCATAAACTCGAATCATTTATGAAATCCTCATAAGAGTTCTTAATACCATCTTCAAAGCTTAGTAGCTTTCCAATGATATCAAGTTGTCCTTGACGGTAGTGTAATTCTTTTTCAGTCTTACAAGTGACAAGGTCTCGGAGAGATTCCTCCGATTCCGTAAAGTCTTCTAGTAAACTCTTCCATCCTTCTGTTAGAAAAATATCAATTAAAGAATTGTAATATCGTTCTAACTCAGGATCTGTATCTGCTATCATTGCGTTTCTCCTTGTTAGGACGCAGTTGAGAATGATTCTCATTTCTATTTAGTGGTAGGAGTCTAGCACAGATCTCCTATAAAGTCAAGAACTAATTATCATTCATTTGCTTATTTACTATTGCTTCTTTGCTTTCGATCTCTCGCTCTTTTAATACAAGCTCTGCAATCTTAGCCCGTTTAGCAAACTCTTTCTCATCAGCATCGCCATCAGCAACATTGGTAGTAAGAACTTTCAAACGATCAGTCTCTGCTTCCATAGGAAGTAGCTGAGTCTCAGTATTATATTTATTAGTACGAGCTTGTGACTCCATAGCCTGTCCTTGTAGGACTCCAATGTAAGCTTCCTTCTGCTGCATATCAATCTGAGCAGCTTGCTGTACCATAGGATCTGGTTTAGCAGCTTCTGATAACTTAGCAATAAGAGCTTCACGGTTAGCAAGGTTCATATTATCTACAACAGATTTAACAAGTTCGGGATACATAGGAGTATCAGGAGACATTGTTTGTAGTAGTTGTACTAATTGAGAAACCTCATACTCACGAGCAATAACACCTAGAGAGCTAGAAGGAATAAACTTAAAGTCACCAGTAGGGAACTTCTCAGGGTTGTATTGCATGTAGCGCCATGCAGCTTGCTGTACAAACGGGATAAGGAAACACTCTTGGAAATTAACCAAGGTACGCTTATGACGTTTAATGATAGAACCAAGGCCCATAGACACAGCACCAGCAGCCGATTGACCACCAACCATACCAGAGATACCAGCACTATCAATCGCCCCTGTAGCGTTCTGTACCATCCTCTGAAGGTGTTCAGCTTGACTGAATGTAATATTATCTACACTACCAAAGTGCATTGGTTGTAGTATCTCATTAGGATTACCATTCGTAAGAATAGTTTTTCCTGGTCTTACTTCCATCTTAGCGCCACGAGGCATACGAGATGCGTCCATCGCCATCATTGGGTGGACAGTCAGAGCTAGTGCATCTATTCGTGCTCGTAACTCTGTGTCCAAAGCTTTCTGACTATTGTATCCTTTCTCACAAACACCACGTCCCCAGAAGCGATTAGGTACTACATCCCAAGGGAATGCAACTACAGGACGATCCTGCATCATGTAAGGGTTTTCTTCTAGCTTTAGGATACTTGTTCCATTAGCAATCACTGCTACTACTTCTACATAGTTAGAACCATTATCTGTAAGTGTTTCAGATAGAGAAATAACTTCTTCATCTTCTGAATACAAGTGGGCTTCTAACATTGAACGAGGAAGTAAACCATAGTACTTGGTTAGACGAATACGATCTTCATCATAATCATCAATATCATCATTAGCTTCTAGGAAAGAGTACGAAGAGGACGGATCAATGTCCACATCGTCATACACACCTTCTTCTATCAACTGTTGTACTTGGTGAATAGGAACATACTCATCAATAGCACAGCCTAATGCCTCTTCAATAGAGGAAGCTACTGGGTCTATTAAGAAGTTCTGTGGTAGAACAGGACGAACAGTACATGAAACTTCTTTAGTTTCCATAACACCGTAGGTGGCAACTTGACCATCCATAGCAGGTTGTGTTGTAGGAACTCTTCGAGTCTTCTCTTGTACGACAACCTCACCAATACCTGTACCGAATACAGCAGAGTTTACAATACATTCAGAGATCGCTTGACGTGTCTTGTTAAGAGAGAACTCTTCACTCAAAGCATTCTTTAGGTACTCAACATCCCCACGTTCCTTATCGTCCATGTCATCACGGATGTCAAAGAACTTACCACGACCAAACGTAGCTTCTTCTACCTCAGCAACACTGCTTTCAACAGCTTGTTGTAGTGCAGGGCTGATTATACG